TTGCGACGTGGGGTCCATCGGTTCACATCCCCTACGAGTGGGCTCGGACCCGGCCCGACCTCGTCGCCGTGATCGAGGAGATGGGGGCTGCTGCGTCGGCGACCGTGGCAGACCTCCACGTAATCGAGATCCCCGACGGGTCTCACTACGTCGTCCATGATTACGACGGCAAAGAGACCTTGACGTACTCGGCCACTCCGATCATGGGCGCAACCCACGCCCCCGCGTGCGACTGCTGTAACAACTAGGCCGCGACACGCCGCGAGGGTGCGGCTTGACTACCGCTTTGTCACACGAGGTGTGGTACGCTGAGCGCGTCCGCGCGACTGGTGTGGACGCTGGGGCGTCCCAACGGTGGGCGCCCTTCGCCATGTCGGGGGGCTTCGATGACGACCACCGCCGTCGACAGCCGACCCACTGTGGCTGAGATCGACGAGGCGCTCGCCGAGGTCACCGTCACGATCCGGCGGCTGCGACTCACTGGCACGCACGCCGAGCTGGCTAGGGCTGAGCGTTACCTCGACCACCTGCTCGACCAGCGTTCACGCTAGGCGCATGGCTGACCCTCGTGGCGGCGCGGCCTACCGTGCAGCCAGGGCCACGCTCAAGGCCGAGGGACACGCCTGCTGGATCTGTCGCAGGCCCATCGACTACACGCTGCGCTGGCCCAACCCGTGGTCGTTCACCGCTGACCACGTGGTCGAACTCGACGCCGGCGGCCATGCCACAGACGAGAGCAACTTGCGTGCAGCACACGCCCGCTGCAACATCATCCGCGGCAATCACTACCGGCAAGGCAGGCCGCGACTCACTGAGCGACCAGAACGACAGTGGTGACAACCTCATAAGCAGCCCCGACTGATCCTCGGGGCTAGGAACGGCTCACATCTCCCGGTGTGGGCCGTTCCGCATTTCCGGGAGTAGTTGTGGCGAACAAGAAGCCGTGCCGCGTCTGTGGCGTCGAGGTCTATGTCACCGCCAAGTCGAGGCCCGAACCGACGTGCCGGACGTGCCGGGGCCGCCTCACTCGGGACGAGAAGTTGGATCTCGGTATTGCGAGGCCACGCCGGTTGCACAAGGACTACTCGTACAGGAAGACGGCGTGTCTTAGCTGCGGCAACCAAGCGTACGGCGCGACGTGTCAACAGTGCCGCCGCGCCACAAGTGTTGGCGAGTGCGCCCAATGTGGGGCGCCCACCGCTAGGCGGTGCAGTCATTGCTCACAGGAGTGTGCGCGGCTGAGTCGGCGGCGTGCGATCGCATCCCTACCCCGGCTGCGCCGCGTCACACGGGAGCGTCAAGCGCCGGGGCTTCGACCCTTCGAGCGCAAGCGCCTCGTCAAGATGTGGCGTGCGCGCAAGGTCTCCTGCGCCTACTGCACCAACCCCGGCGTTACTGTCGATCACGTCGTGCCGCTCTCCCGTGGCGGGACGAACTACGAGGGGAACCTCGTTCCCTGCTGCAAGATATGCAACTCGTCGAAGTGCGACCTGCTCATCACGGAATGGCGCCACGGCAAGGGGCATGGGCGGACCGTTAGCCCGAGCCCCTGGATTACGGTCGAGGCGGCCGCTCCCCGCGCACGACGTGAGCCGAAGCTGAAGCGGAGCGGCGTCTGTCGCATCTGCCTCGGCACGTTCATCGGCGGCAACGCTAAGCGGCTGACCTGCTCTCCCGACTGCTCATATGAGTACGCCAAGAGATCAACGCGAGAGTCCTATCGGGCCAAGGTCGGCCTCGAGCCAACGTGGGACTCGCCAACAGGTGAGGCGTGGATTCGCAAGCACGCAAAACGCAATCGCTGAAAAGTGCGTGACCCGGTGTTCGATTCTTTGGACAGCACCTGGCGGTCGACCCGACTGGCGACCACTTTTTTGAGGCTCTGACCTGCGACGATGGGCGGCGAGCGGTGTCCGAGAGCCTCTCTGACGCAGTAGCAATCGAACATCAGGCGCTCACCGAGGCGCTGCGCTGCTCACCAGAGGCCACCCTGGTTCGGCAGCTCGCCGGTGCGATCGATGCCGCGCGCGAACCGTCTGCGGTGGCAACCCTGTCCCGCGAGTTCCGCGCAGCAACCGAAGCACTCCGCGAGGCGGTGTCCCATGCCGGCAACCGCGGCGACCACGTCGACGAACTCAATGCCGCGCGAGCCGCTCGCCGGGCTGCAGTCGCCGCGGATCATGGTGGCTCCGGCCAGCGTGACGTCAAGCGGAAGCGAAGCGGTCCAACTAGCGGCTGACGCCGGGCTGATCCTCGACCCCTGGCAGCGACTCGTCCTCGAGGTCGGCCTCGGTGAGCGCGCCGACGGTCAGTGGTCCGCGTTCGAGGTCGGCCTGATCGTCTCACGCCAGTCCGGCAAGGGGTCGATCTTCGAGGCCCTCGCGCTGGCGAAGCTGGTCCTGTTCGGCGACGAGCTGTTCATCTACTCGGCGCACGAGTTCAAGACGGCGCGTGAGGCGTTCCGCCGCATCGGGAACCTCATCGACGCGACGCCGGCGCTGTCGTCACGCGTTCTCCGTACGGTCAAGAATCCGTCGGAGTTCGGCTACGACTTCCGCTCGTGTCAGCGCCTGCGCTTCTTCGCCCGCTCCGGCGGGTCGGGTCGTGGCTGGACCGCCGACACCCTGTTCCTCGACGAGGCGTTCAACCTCGGCGGCGAGGCAATGGCGGCGCTGCTCCCGACGCTGTCGGTGCGCCCCAACCCGCAAGTCTGGTACGCCTCATCCGCGGCCAAGTCGACGTCGGACCAACTGCACGCCGTCCGCGCCCGCGCCCTCACCACCGCCGACACCGGCCGACTCGCCTACCTCGAGTGGTCGGCGCCGGATACCGCCGACATTCACGACCGAGCGGCCTGGGCGCAAGCCAACCCAGCGCTCGGCATCCGGCTCACTGAGGAGTTCGTCGCCTCCGAGGTCGACGCGCTGCCCGAGGCCGAGTTCCGCCGCGAGCGGCTGTCGATCCCCGATGAGCCGATCAGCGGTAGCGCGGCTATCGACCCGGAGTCGTGGGCCGCGTGCGCTGACCTCGAGTCCGCGGTCGTCGACCCGGTCGTGTTCGCCGTCGAGGTGAACGACGAGCGGTCGTGGTCATGCATCTCCGTCGCCGGTAAGCGTGCCGATGGTCTCTGGCACGGCGCCACCGTCGACTACCGGCGCGGCGTCGACTGGATCGTCCCCCGTCTCGTCGAGCTCCGCGACAAGTGGAGCCCGAAAAGCGTCGTCGTCGATCCTTCGGCGCCGGCCGGCTCCCTGCTCCCGGCGCTCCGGGCGGCTGGCGTCGACACCGTCAACCCGTCCAAGCGCGAGGTCGCGCAGGGCTGCGGCTCATTCCATGACACCGTCTCGGCTGCGAAGTTCCGGCACCGCGACGAGCCCGCGCTTAACGTCGCGCTCAAGGCGGCGAAGCGGCGCCCGGTCGGTGACCAGTGGGTGTTCGAGCGCCGCGGATCGACCGACATTACGCCGCTGCTCTCTGTCGTCCTCGCCTTGCGCGAGGCGCAGGCGGGGCCGCCGCAGCTCACGGACGACGAACTCCTGCAGACCTTCTACTGATCGGAGCGGCGTCGTGCGCTACGTCACCACCGCCCTCGAGGTCGTCGGGGTACTGCTCATCGCCGCATCCGTCGTCGTCGCGTTCGGCCTCGCCGGCGCGCTCGCCGCGGCGGGCCTCGCGTGCGTCGGCACGTCCTACGTCCTCAGCCGGGGTAGCGCATGAGTCTCCTGTGGTCGCGCCGCACCGTCGAGGATCGTTCGATCTCGGGCGATGCGTTCATCCGCGGCGATGACATGTCTCCGTACTCGGTGAAGGATCGCGCGCTGCGGTTGTCGCCCGTGTTCGCTGCGGTGTCGCTCCTCGCCGACGGCGTCGCGTCGCTGCCGTTGCAGGCGTACCGGGTGAGCTCGGATGGCACCCGTGAGCGCACGGCGTCGCCCACACTGTTCCGCAACCCTGCCGCGTCGGGCACCGTGTACGACTGGGTCCACAAGGCTATGGTGTCACTGCTGCTGCGCGGCAACGCTTACGGCATCGTCACGTCGTGGGACCGCAGCGGCTACCCGCTAACCGTCGAGTGGGTCAACCCTGACGCGGTTCGCGTGGACGAGACCAGCGGCTCCCCGGTCTACTTCCTGAACGGTCGGATGCTGAACCGCTCCGAGGTGTTCCACGTAGCCGGCTTCACGCAGCCCGGTTGCGTCGTGGGACTGTCGCCCATCGAGTGCTACGCGATGACCCTGGAGATGGGCCTATCTGCGCAGAAGTCGGCGCGCGACTGGTTCAAGAACGGCGTCTCCCCGTCGGCTGACGTGACCATCACCAACGGTGGCGCACCGATCAGCGACACGGTGGCGCAGGCGTTCAAGGACCGTTACCGCGCAT